AAGTTAAAGAACCAACCACACAAAATATTGATGTTTCTGTTGAGACAGTTTAATTAATGTATACTCGTTTTACGGAAATTTCTTCAACTCAAATGGAGGGTGCTAGATGCCCGGCGTAACAATTACAACCGCAGTTCGTACAGGTGCAACCAATGTTGGAACCGCTCCCGGAGCAACATTCTTTCTTGTTGGAACATCCGAAAGAGGAAATGGTTCTGTAGCACAAGCAGTTACCTCGCTAGAGGATTTTGAAACCAAGTATGGTGCCCATGTTTCGGGTTCGTACTCTTGGTACTCAATGAAGACATTCTTTGAAGAGGGTGGAGTTAGCGCTTACTTTGGTCGTGTAACAGCCTCCGCTGGTGTGGCTGGAACGAAAGCACTCACAACCGCAACAGCAACCGGTCCTGGAATTACTTTTACTGCTGTTGGTAAAGGCGCTTGGGCGAACAGTCTTGCTTTTACGGCAACAAACAACACCACAACATTTGATTTGAGTGTTACCTATAGTGGAACAACCGTTTTCTCGGGTACGGGTTATGCAACCCTTACAGAGTGCATCACCGCAGTAAACGCAGATACAACAGCAAAACTTTACTTCACAGCGGCGCTAACAGCGTCAGCAGTTGCTTCACAACTGTTAGCAACCGCTGCTGCTACATCGCCTTCAAACGGCGCTGATGGATCTGTTGCTAAGAGTGATGCAATCGCCGCGTTGGCTTTCTTCACGGATGACATGGGATCGGGTGCTGTAGCGGCACCGGGCTTTGCCACTGGCTCAAGCGACACGGCTCTTTATGATGCACTTCGCACGCATGCCGCTTCTTATAACAGAGTTGCTTTGTGTGGTTTCGTGTCAACTGCAACCCTTGCTCAGGCTCGTTCGGCATCAACTGGCTACACAGGCACAACATCGCACGAATACATGGCGTTCTATCACCCATGGGTTCAGATCCCTGTTGGTACAGCAACCGTAGACATTCCAGCAGAGGCTTATGTAGCCGCTGTCCGTTCACGCACACACAACGCTGTCGGTGCTTGGAAGGCTTACGCAGGTGTCGCTTCTGAAGCATCGTTCATTACAGGTATTGCACTTGCAGTGAGCCGTGCGGATGCAGATCTGATGGATGCCTCGTATGTGAACCCGATTCGTCTCATTAACGGTCGTGTTCGTATCTACGGTGCACGCTCACACTCAACGGTGACAGCACAGTGGCGCTTCATTACTGCACGCGACACGATCAACTACATCGTTACTCAAGCAAACAACCGTCTTGAGGATCTAGTCTTCTCAACCATTGATGGTCGTAGCACACTTTTTGCGAACATCATCAACTCAATTCAATCAGTTGTTGAACCAATTCGCATTAACGGTGGGTTCTATGAAGGTTTCGCAACAGACGGTCGCCGTATTGACTACGGTTACACGATCAAATGTGATGCTTCTTTGAATCCTGTTGCCACACTTGAAACAGGAACAGTTTCAGCACGACTGGGTGTTCGCGTCTCAAGTATCGGTGACAAGATTGAAGTAGATCTCATCAAGTCAAATCTAACAACTGCTTTGGCATAACGGAGGAATAAATGGCTCGTCCAACATTGTTTAAGAATCTCGCTACACAGCGCCAAATCGTTGGCAAGATCACGCCATCGCAAGGTACTGTTGGTCTGCCGACCTTCCCTGACTACTTCACACAGATCGCTGGCGGAGAAATCACCGCATCCGTGGAGAAGGTTTACCACGGTGGCGACTTGTTCTCCGAGACCCTTTGTGCACCAATGGAAATTGGCGACATCACCCTCACTGGCTATGTGTCAACTGATGCGGCTTTTATGTCAAAGATTCAGCAATTGCGCCAAGTTGTTGGTCGCGTTCGCTACGACATTGATGTCCATGTTTTTGACTGCGATATTGCTGTACCGGGTTCCGACCGCCAGTACACAAAGGCTTTGCTTGTAGGTTTGACTGAGCCAGACGGCGATGCAACCTCGGGCACACCAGCGACATTCACACTGACATTCAGTGTTGCTACTGTCTCTGTTGGTAACGCACCAATCGCCTGATACTCCTAATTTTGGGGTTACATTTTTGAGGCTTTAGGCGTGTTAGTGTTTCGCCTATGACCAACATTCAATTCAGTTCAGACGACGATTACACACCAAAATCATCTGTGTCCGCTCGCAGTACAACAGATGATCAAAAAAGCGAAGGCAATGTTTTGGAAAGTTTGAAAAAACTTGTTCAAGACAAAGTTCGCCGTGGAGATGTACACATTGCCATTCCAGAGCGACCCGGTGTGATGATTCGTGTTTCACCGAATATCTCACAGAACCAACTCAAGTCGTGGCGTAGGAACGCTGGCGAAGAACGCAAAGGTGGCATGGACACTTTGCGCTTCTCAACAAACCTAATTGCCGCTACGACAACAGGCATTCTTGTTAACGACGAAATCGTTACTGATGACAATGGTATTGAACTTACTTTTGCTTCACCAGAAATCATGGCTATGACAAACACAAATCGCCCTCACCCTGATTGTGTTTTGGCTTTCTTTGGTCTTGAACCACATGTTGAATCAGCCGCTGTAGCAATTATTGAAGCAGCAGGATATGGAGACAATGTGGATGCATTGGACCCTACGAAGAGGTCTTCCGAGAGTTAACGGACGATTACCGCATAACTTTAGCGGCAAGGCTTGGAGACCTCTTCAAAACAGATCCGATTGAACTACTTGACAGCAGCACAGAAGAATGGATCATACGCTTAGCGTGTGCTAAAGTTATACAGACGGATAGAGAAAAACAGGAAGCAGAACAGCGGAGACAATCCCGCTAATTTGCTGGAGCGCTCATATTCATAACCTTTAAAACGGAGATGGATGTATGCCAGCCGAACGCGTAGTAATTGACATAGAGGTTAACTCTGACATTGCCACCATTGAGGCTACCCGTGAAGCACTTGACAGATTAACCAACGCGCAGAGACGGTATAACCGTGAGCGTGATCGTGGTCGCGGCGGATCGGGCGGCGGCTCGGGCGATGATGATGATGGCGGATCCGGTGGCGGTGGTCGCGGCGGTCGCCGTGGAGGCGGGGGTGGAGGTGGAGGCGGTCGTTACCGAGGTCGCGGCAACAGAAACGGTCGTTACGATGGTTTAGGCGGTCAAGTTTTTGATTTCCGTGGCGATATGGGCAAAGGAATTGCTTCTTACGGACAATTGTTGGGGATGGTCAACAAACTGTCTGCGATTGCCCTTCCTGCCTTTATGGCTGCTTTGAGTGGCATTTCTTTGGCTTTCAAAGCAGGAACATATTTTCTAAACATGTACAAAGCGGCAATGGCTTCAATGGCGTCAGCGGTAGCCGTTGGATTTATTGCGTTAACAACTTTCTTGGCTGCGCAAAAAGAATTTTCTGCTGTACAGAACTCCCCCGCATATTTTGAAGGGACAGTGAACTCCACCGACCGAATGGTTGCCGCTGGTCAAGCAATGTCCTATTTCACCGATAATACAAGACTTGCTGTTGTTGGTGCGAAGGGTTTGCAAGCGGCTTTTTCAACTTTAAGCAAAGTTAAACCTGTTGACGGTCAGACCACAGCGGCTTTTGAAGGATTGATGAATGTTGTTGCGGGTAGTGGTGGCGATATTGAGAAAGGTGCTGGCAAACTTGCCGACTTCTTGGCGGCAGTACAAAAGAAAGGTTCTCTCGCTGGCGGTGCACAAGCAGCCAAAGATTTGGGTCCTGATTTTGAGAAGATTGTCAAAGAGGCTGGTGCTCTTGGTATCAAAACCAGTGACGAGTTTTTGAAAGCCGCCGCTGATGGGAAACTTGGTGAAACTTTTGCCAAAAAATATGCTGGCACTTTGGATGCATTAAACAACACAGTTATGGGTCGTTTCAAAAGTGCTGTCACTTCAGTTAAAGGTTTGTTGACTGATCTTGGTGGACAGTATCTTGGTGAAACTGGCGGATCCATCACCAGATTGCAACATATTATTGAAGGTTTCATTGTCCGTCTTAATTATGTTATGCAAGATTTCAGCATTGAAGGAAAAATGGGTGGTTTCCTTGACAAGGTTGAAAAGGGAACAAACGCGTTAATTGTTTTGATGACTAAATATCTTGGTGCTACGCCGAATATTTTTCAGTTCTTCAACAAATCTGTGATGAGCATAAGAGATGTTTTTGATGGAATGCAAGACTTTATGCGGACTTTGTCTGAGTCTGGCGCTTTAATTAATGAATATTTCTTTAAGCCACTTTTTTCCTCTTTGGGTACAAATTTTACATCAAGTATGACCAGTCTTTCTGACGCAATTGAAAGAAACAAAGACAGCATTACTAGTTTGGCTCAACAAATTTCTAAGACACTTACTGCTATGGGTAAATATGGCGACACTGTTCGTCAGTTGATTATAGGTGCATTACCTCTTTTTGAAATTATATTCAAAATGGTTGAAATGTTCTTTAAAGGTTTAACACTTTTCGGCAAGGCTGCTTTGACTATCAGTAGTGCTTTTCAGAAGTTGGGTCATTTAGGGAAAGTAGCGGGTGCGTTGGTTAATGTGATGGCTTTGTATTCTCTGTTTACTCTTGCTACAAGGTTTTTTAAAGTTTTTGGAACTATGTTTGGTAAAAAGATGGATAAAAATATGAATATTACTGCTGGTACCGTATATGTGAACGGTTCACCTATGGGCGGTCCGATGGGTGCTGGTGGTGCTGGTGCTGCTGGACAAATGTCTGCCGCGGGTCATATGTCCCCTTACCAACGGATGCAGTCTTTTAGCAGGAGTCAGACTGCTGGTGGGAATATGAGCAGACGGCAAATGATGCAGTCTTACGGTAGGCAGGCAAACGCAAAATTTGGTGGTTTTGGGACGATGCTTGCTGGTGGGGCACTGCTCATGGGTGGTGGAATGCTATCAAGTCAAGGTGACGAAATGGGCGGCTATGACACCGCTGGCGGAACTGTGATGAAAGCCGTGGGGACAACAGCACAAATTGGTGGTACTGGTGCAATGCTCTTGGGCAAAGATGGGTTGACGGCTCTTGGCAAGGGTTCCACTATGGCAGGTGCTGGTGTTCTTGCAGGTGGCGCCGCAATTATTGGCGGTTCGTATGCTGCTGGTTCTTATATTGGCGGAAAGTTTAATGACGATTCCATTAAATCAAAAGGGACATCGGCTTTGGCTGGTGCTGCTTCTGGTGCGGTAATCGGAGCGGTAATTGGAAATGTTGTTCCAATTATTGGACCGGCTGTTGGAGCGGCTTTGGGCGCTGTAGTTGGAGGCATAGTGGCTTGGAGGAAGGCTGGTGCGCAACGCAAAGCAACCCAAAAAGCGGCAACGGCTCTCGTAACAGACTACACAAACGCTGTTGACGATGCCATCTCAGGTGGAAACGTTGAAGATCTTCTGAAAGCCCGAGACACGATGCTAGCAAATAAAGACAAAATTATTGGAGAAAATGCAGACCCAGCCTATGCCGCTAAGGCTGTAGCAAAATATGACAAAGAGTTCGCAGCACTAAATACACGAATAAACATGTATTCCAGCAATGCTGGACTTGCTCAACAATTTTTGGGTATTGGTGCAGAACAACTAAACAAATTCGCAAAAGATAAAGGTATAAGCCTAGAAGACAAACTATTAGATTTGCGTGATGTTATCAAAATTGTTTCTTCGGATACAGCCGAACAAGCACGATTGATGAAAGCCGCTTGGGCAAACATTGGTGCCGCTGCTGTTGCTGGATCACGGGATTACTTCACAGATAAAAATAACGCGGCGGAACAGTCAAAATTGGTTGACTCTACTCAAGCAAAAATTCTGACTGGTGATACTTCGGAAAAAACACTGGACACATATCTTGGTCAAATGCGCGACTTTTCTGTTAGTAGTTTTGGTGATATTGGTGGTTTGGCGAATGTTGCCAAAACATTAGAAGAAGAGTTGACTACTGGTTCTTTCAAGGATCTTAGCGATGAAAAGAAAGCATATCTGCGAGCCGAAGCAGAAAAAGCAGGTCTTACTGGTACTTCAATGCTCAAAAATATTGATGGAACCCAATTGGCTGGACTTTTAGGAAATAGCAAAGCACTTATGGATCTTGGTCTTGGATATACAGGTACAGATGAAGCATTGAAGGGTAAGTTGGATCCTAAACTGTTGATGAAATATATTTCTGGTAAGCAACTTGATGATCCTGCGTTCCTAGCCAACCTGATTACTGCATCACAGGAAATAGATACCGCTACCGCTGAGCGTAAGATTACTCAAGTCATAAACACTGGTTCGGCAGTTTTGACACCGGGTATGGATTCAGAAGAACAACGAATGATCAACCGTTTTGGCGGACAACAAGTCCCTGTACCAGTGGTGTCGGATAATTATGCTGTGAATATGGTGATTAATGCAGCCATGATTGACAAGACAACTATTGACCAAATTGAGCGCCAAATTGCCAAGGTCTTGCGTGAACAAAAAGAACGTGGTCCATCAGTTGGTGTGAGTGGAAACGGTGGAAAGTCATAATGGCTACTTCGGTAACGGTTTGGGTTCGCCTTAAAGACCCCACTCCAGAAGCGGACAGGATGCAGTCTGCGATCCCCGGTGCGTTGCCATTGATTCTTAGGATGCGTTCGTCTGATGCAACCACTGAGGAGGATTTTGTTTTCCCTTATAGTCCACGAGAAGTAAACATTGGTAAATTGTCTGACGAAATGGTACAGATTGCCAGACCGGGAACCACACCTATTGTTGCTTTTAAATCTCATTCGTTGATGACAGTTGACTTTACTGCCCTAATTGCGTATCCGGGTGATGGTCTCATAACAAGTGTTGATCGTGAACTTTTTGCTTTGAGGAGAATGGCTTCAAGTAGTGACAAAGTTTTTCAGTTGCTTAACTATGATATTTTTACAAATGCTCCTTTTACTTTTAGGAATATGAGTACAGAAAAGTTGCAAGGATTGTTTTTCTCTATTACGGAAATGAGTGTTGATGTCACACGCCGTAACAAAGACAATCAGATCAGTATGGCTAATGTAAAAATAAGTTTGGTGGAAAACAGGAATCCAAATATTAATTTGGCTTTAATCCCTCCACTTACTTTTACGCGTCCATTGTTGACCTGTAAGGACAAGGTATGGGCTGCGAAACATCCAAATAAATGTAAAAAAGATAAGGTGACAGGTACATTTGTGCCAATTAGCGAGACATTGAGAAACAATGCGGGGAGTACTCTTGATGCAAATAAATTGACTTCACAAAACTGCTATAACGAAAAAACTGGAAGAATGAAATTTTATGAAAAAGGCTCAACAAATTTCCCTAAACCATGTTTACCTAAAGCACCGTAATAATTTAATATGATTTCCGATAACACAATCATAATTCTTGGCAATGATATTGCGTCGGTTAGGGCACAAATTGCTCAAAGCATTACAAACATCAATGTCAGTTACACGGTGGACGGTGCATCTCAGGTGACGGTGGATCTTGTTGACGAAAAATTGGCTATGTGGAACAACGGCTACTTTGCTGTCGGCAACATAGTTGATTTCTTTGATGGAACAATAAAAGAAGAATACATGATTGCAAGTCATGAAGTGTCTAACGGCGAAGGCGAACATTTTAAAATAAAGTTAGAGTTACGTACTGAAGCAATTCAGCGAATGAAAATGGACAAAAAACCGCAGGCACTTAAATCTACGACTGCTTACGAATTTGCTCAAAAAGTTGCCAAACAGTTTGGTTTAGGATTCATGGGGCAAGAACCAACGGGTATCAAAACAACAACCATTAAAGTTAAAACAGAAAAAAATAAAGAATCTGTTTATGATGTTCTGGTTCGTTCGGCTAAGGATCTTCAGTATCTGTGCTTCGTGATGTATGCCATACCAGAGGGTGGCACTACGGCGGTTCCAACATTGTATTATGGTTCACCTAATTGGCTTCTCGGTCGTTGGGGTATTGAAAAAACCCCTGAATACACTTTTATTACCGCTGGTGGAAAGAAGGAAGTGCGCCCACTTTTTTATATACCGTTGAAATATCCTAACGATGCAAAAATGAATTTTTATTTGACTGAAGTGCCAGAAATGCGAAGGTCAATGGATAGTCCCAAAGAGTCTGAAGGTTCGGCGAGTATTTGGGTTGGTGACAAATATGAGCAGAATGTTGGTAGCGCCTACAACATAAGGGCTGGTATGACGGTTGTGGTCTACGGCATAAAGGGTTTTGACACTACTGCGTATTTGATTACTTCTGTTGCATACCAATACGGAGTCCCCGAACCAGTGAAGATATCTTTTGCTACTCTTGAGAAGATATCTCCAGAAGACAAAAAGAAGATTGACCAAAAGGTGTCTGAGACAACAGTTATAGGCGGAGGCTAAAAGTATGAGAATTGGTGGAGATTCCATAGATGGAATGGACAGGGTTGAGTCAACGGCTGGAGTCAGCGCTTCGTTTTCTTCAATACATTTAGGCGTACTTACAGCAAAAAACGACTCTACGCGGACTGGTTTTGTCAAAATAGCGGCATTGAATTCTGATGCCCAACTCGGTCCGTACAAGTTCATGGCTTCATTCACTTTCCCTGTGACGACTCCAGTGAAACAAACGCTCACAACAACTTCTGGCACTGTTTCTGGTTCAAGTGTCGTAACGAGTGTTTCTCTATCTGCCACAACAACGGATATTTCTGGTGTTTACAGCCAGACACTCACCTTGCCCGCGGTTGGGACACGCGTTCTTGTTGTACTATTGAATGACTCGCTTGATGAAGGTGTGATTGTGGGCTCATTATGAACACTATTCGTTTGCCGTTAAAGTTTTCAAAAACCTCTTCTGAAATGGAAACCATTGAAGACGGTTCGGACGAGTATTACGCAACGCTGATCGGGTATGCAATACAGATTGAGCCAAATTCTTTACCAATATCAACTTTCTATGGAACCAATGACCCAACTTTTGATATAAGACAAACAGGAAAAGTTGGACAAGAAATTGGCAAATTAATACCAGAAATAAATGTGACCGATGTAAATGTTGTTACGGACAATAACGGAAAATCTAATTTATCAATCAAATTTGAACGGACAAACAGATAATGGCTTCACCAAACTTTGCCGAATATGTTGATCTAACAATCAACAATAAAACCACAGAGACCGTATACAATGACGCCGTTGAATATGCGCAGATTTCCCTGCCCGAGTTTTCTCCAAGAGTTGGGACTATTGAAAACGCGATACTTGAAGCGGTATCTCATTCAACCGCGAGTTTGATAACCATGATCAATAATCTTCCTGATGGGTTGATGGAGGGTTTATTGAACCTGATGGGTTTTACAAGGATTGAAGCAACCCCGTCAACGGCTACTGTTTTGATTGAACTTTCAATTAATACTGGTGCGACTATTTCTTCGGGAACAGTTTTTTCTTACGATGTTTATGACTCCGAGAATGTTTTGACACAGTACCTGTATGAGACAGTCAATGATTTAACTATCGCCTCGGGGAGCACGACAGGGTCTGTTTCGGTTATTGCTTCAGACCCTTCCATTTATCCAGATATTCCCGTCCAATCAAACCTAACCGTTGTTTCAAGCACTCCGTTTATTTTGGCTGTAACTCTTACCACTTTGTCAAGCGTGGGAACCAACACAGAAACAGACGCAGAATATTTTGATCGTGCTGTAACTTACCTTGGTTCACTGAGTAGCGCTATTACCACAGCATCACAGTTGACAAACTACATCGCCGTGAATTATCCGACTGTGAGTCGTTACAAAGTTTACGACTTAACACAGGCAAAGGAAAACGACATTGTCAATGCTGTTTTAACCTCAAATGTTGTGACATTAACATCAAGGTATGCTCATGGATTTTCTGTAGGGGACAGTGTCATAGTTTCTGGTATGGCTACTGCCGCCTATAACGGTACATACACGATTACTGTTGTTCCGACAACAACAACTTTCCGCTATGCAAAAACTAACGGCAACATAACTACAGCGGTTACTACGGTTGGGGCTGTGGTTTTGGCTAGTGGAATGTTGTTGGCAACATCAAATGTTGGTGGCGCGGTAACAATTTCACTATGTGACTCAACTGGAGCGGCAATCAGCACTGCTCAAAAACTTTCAATTCAAACAGATATTCAAAGCCGAGTTGTCGCTGGTTTGAATATCTACATGCATGATATGAACACTTTCAATGTGACTGTTGCGTGCACCATTGTTGTTGAATCAAACTATTCAACCGCTAGTGTCGGTACAGCAGTTTCTGAAGCAATTGAAGCCTATCTATCTATTGCTGGTTGGGATTTTGCGTCAAGTATTAATAGCCTTTATTTAACAACTATTGCGTCAAAGATTGTAGGCGTGAAGTATGTTTCAGCATTATCAGTTGATATTTCTGGAAGTACAACTTTTGCCACTGATAGCGGATCAAGCGTAACGATCCTTGAAAAGGGCGCAATACCTATCGGTGACTGCACGACGACAGCGTCAATATAATTATGGGTACGACTTACAATTTTATTGATGAATCTGAAAGGCTTTTCTTAGAACAAAGCACTTTCGTTGCAACAAATGTTGATGATCTGTGGTCAAGTGATGGGACGACAGCCACTGATCCTACGGTATATCTGGATTCTGACTTTGGTTCACTGAAACTTACTCCGTCAAATGTGAGCAACTATATCCGTTTTAACTATCATTCTTCTGTTGGGTCAGTCCCATCCCAATATGCCATAACAACAGATGTGGATGGCAATGATTATATTGAAGCGTTTATGTGGGTTAAATCAACAAAAAATTGCACACTGTATTTGCGAACAGTATTAACAGAAGTTGAATTTGACAATGACACATCTCTGTATGGATTTGTTGACCCGTTTAGCCGTGTAACTGGAAATGAAGGTTCACTATCCGTGGATATTGGTGGAACGGATGTTCCTACTTGGCAACTTGTGCGTGCTGTACCCGTCGCCGTGCCGGAGACGGGAAGATGGTCAATAGGTTTGAACTTTAGGGTTGTTTTCAGCACATTAACCGATGCGTATTTAAACATTGCGCGACCATCAGCGCATACGGCACGACGATTCCTGTTAGGTGATTTTCTCAACAACACTATGGCATATGTCCCTGAAATTTTTATAGAAAGCGATTTTGCTAACTACTCAACCAACAACCCCACTTACCCTCTTTCAAGATTTGTAGATATAATTACCACTACTGCTGGTGATATTTACGATCAGACTATTTCGTTTGAGTATTTAGATGCGTCTGAGGGTGGTTCTTACGAGAATCTTTTTACTGCAAGTAGGTTGGTTGACCCGAGAGTTTGTGATAGCGCGTACCTTTTTTGGCTTTCACAGTTCAGGGGTAGACCGATTCTTATCACATATCAACCGTCCACCGAAGGTATCGGGTGGAGTGTTTTTACTCTCAACTCAAGTCTTTTGGATTCAAATGATGTTATTGGGAGCGACGCAACAAGCCTTGGTGGTTTACCAGCGGGCATTGACTCGTTTGCTAGATGGCAGGTTGAAACAGGCTATTACGGGCATAACGCGGGGACAGTTCAATCAATGGTGAGCGCCGCTCAAAGAAACCTCACTGGTACAAAACAAATAAACTACACGATGTCATCAAACTCTGTGGCTTTTACTACGAAACAGTCTGAAACATTTGGATCTGTAGTTGGTGATATTGGCTCTTCAAATTCTGTTATTCTAAGTTTGATTGAGCCCGCGAGACCTTTGGGAATGCTTGTCACTCACACGATGACTGCTTGATGTAGAATGGTTGTGCAACTTTAATTGGAGGATTCATGGAAGAGGAAAGTTCTCAAAGTTCTGTGGATAAAGAAATTGAGGATCTCCTTCGGGATGCACTTCCACAAGGTCTTGTAACCAATTTTGTTGTTATTGCAGAAGTGGCTTCAAACTCTCAACAAGAACTCGTACTGTCAATATCGGACTCAATGACACCATGGCTCGCACATGGTATGTTGGAGTTTGCCATGGACATGATGCGTTCTGGAGAATATCAATTCCCTATCACGGAGGAAGAAAACAATGGATAAGAATATTAAAGCCAATGTCAGTGACCAAGCAGTAAAAGGTGCGCTTTTGGGCGCTATCGGATATTGCGCCAACAAGTACGGTGTATCAGCAGAAATCGTTGCCGTAATCATGCCGATCGCTTTGACCGCGCTGGCTTGGGTATCCACAAAAATCGGAGACAAAGGCACAACCGCACTTTTCTCGGTAGTGACTGCTGTTGTTGAAGCACAGTCAAAAAGTAAGAAAAAGGCATAACTCTTCAAATCCTAAAGATACAAGTGTTGTATTCTTGTAAGGGTAGAGGCTTTTGCATGCCTTTGATGGAGTGAGGATTAATGCTTGCAGGTAAATACAACATTTTCATAGAGCAGGGGACAACCTTCTATCGGCTCATTGACGTGATGGAACCAGATGTTCTTGACCCGACCACATTTGAACCATTCAACCTGACTGGCTATACGGCAAGAATGCAGATACGTAGAACCGTTGACTCCCCAACGGCGATGCTTTCGCTTACAAGCCCAACCGTCAGTGGTAACGGGATAACCGTTATGGATGGTGCGAACAATGCGATCAGCATCAACATAACAGACACGCTGACCTCGTCGCTCACTAGTAGCGGGGTTTACGACCTAGAGATTATCAAAACCTCAACTGGTGCTGTTAGCAGGCTTCTACAGGGGACTATGACGCTATCGCTAGAGGTCACCCGATGACAAAGAACTATTTAACCGAAAGGATTAAACTATGCCTGAAATAGTTTCCGTCCTTACCGACACCGCAAATCAAGTTTTCATAAATGAGGATTCACCGAATCTACTTCAGATTAGAGTCGCGAAAACGGGCGAGGCTGGTGCTGGATATTCTGGTGTCACATCCGCAACAAGTCTAAGTATCGGTGCTGGTCAAAAGGTTTTCACACTGAATACTTCATCCAGTGCATTCGCGACTGGTGCCAGAGTAAGGGCTTCTGCCGTTGACCCAAATAACTATATGGAGGGCATAGTCACAATCTCTGGAACCACGATGACTATGACCTGCGATAGTTTTGGTGGGAGCAGTTTCTTTGCTAGTTGGAAGATTCACCTAGCGGGCGATAAAGGTTCTCCTGGTGCTTCTGGTGGATCGTATGTTCACTACCAATCATCGGCTGCAACAGTGTGGACGGTAACCCATAATCTTGGCTATTATGTTGGTGGCATATCGGTTATTGACAGCGCCGAAACCATAGTATTTGGCGACATAACACACACAAGCATTAATTCATTTACTGTCAGTTTTTCAACTGCTTGTGCCGGTAAGGTTTTTGTCTCTTAGTAGGAAGCGCTTTACTACAAACCTATTGACAGCCGTGCAACATCTTCACCGCTCAGGTATACCCTAGCAAAACTTATTTCAATTTCGTCTTCCGACGCACCAAGGATTATGTCAACCTGCTTATAGTGAATCCCGAATTTCTCAGCAATAGATTGTGACAATTCTAGCGAAATGCCATAATCAATAAAATTTCCCGTGGATTCTGTGCCTTTTGCTGGCTCAATACTGGGAGTGGCAACAACAAAATGGACATCCTCAGTTGAGGCATTGTCCTCTGTGGATATCTCAATAACCTCTTCTGCGGTTAATTCTTCTTCCAAATGCTCCACAATGGGCAATGGTTGTTCTATCTCAATATCTTCTGGTGGTGAGTGCCTAAATGCAAATTTTTCACTATTCGTTGAAAAGTCGTCATCTGGATGGTCAAGTATCGGTGGGGCAACAATTTTTGCGGATTTCTTCTTTGCAGGCTTTATAGCCTTTTTTGCTGTTACTTTCTTTTTTGTTGCCATGGGATAAATGCTAACACGACGTGAACTTTGTTGTATGTAGGTTTTATGGATCAGGCTTTGTGTCATAATAGAACGAAGTTGGTATTGGGATACAAACAGCAAAGATGGTGCGATGTCATACAGAATCAAACTTAGGCGCTCAACAGCCGCACAATGGACTGCCGCCAACCCTACCCTTTTCGCTGGTGAAGTTGGTGTAGAAACCGACACTAACTCTTTCAAAATTGGTGATGGCACAACAGCATGGACATCTCTCTATTATTTTAGAAATGCAAACAATGTCTCCATTAACGATTTTAGTGATGTAACAATCACTAGTGCCGCTTCTGGTCAAGGACTGGTATACAACGGTTCGGCATGGGTTAACAAAGCAACCAGTTTTACCTTCACGCAGTCAAGTTCTTCAGCGGAGTGGACGATTGCACATAACCTCGGTTATCGCCCAGGCGGTGTCTCAATTGTTGACAGCGCAGAAAACGTTGTCTTTGGCGACATCGTTCATTCTTCAGACAATCAAATCGTGATAAACTTCTCTAGCGCATTTACCGGAAAAGCATACATCTCTTAAGAGAAAGAGTAAGCAACCATGGCTAAGCATTTAAATAACATAAATCTTAACAAGAATGAATTGCAGAATGCGGTAATTCAGAACCTTGCTTCAGCCCCAGCCAGTCCGGTAAAGGGTCAGGTTTACTTTGATACTGTTGAAAATGCCCTCAAGGTTTATAACGGCACGATTTGGGAAGCATCAGCGCTTAGTGGCGTAACTGCTGACGCGGCAGAACTTAACATTCTTGATGGTGCCACCCTTTCTACGACTGAACTCAACTATGTAGATGGTGTCACTTCTGCGATTCAGACGCAGTTGGATGCCAAGGCTCCTCTTGCTTCGCCAACCTTCACTGGTACCGTAACCCTGCCTTCTGGCACCGTTACTTCGGCGATGATTGCCGATGGCACCATTGTCAACGCTGACATTAGTTCCTCTGCTGACATTGCTGACAGCAAACTTGCCACGATTTCAACTGCTGGCAAGGTTTCCAACTCAGCAACCACCGCAACAGCGACTGCTGGCAACAGCACAATCGTTGCCCGTGATAGTTCCGGCAACTTCGCTGCTGGAACAATCACCGCGGCATTGAGTGGTAATGCTTCAACTGCAACAAGTCTTGCCACACCA